GCCATGAGCGCAGGTATTGCTGGTAAAGCTGCTCAAGCAGCAGGTAAAACAATAGGAAAAGCAAGTACAAAGCTTGGTAAAGCTGCAAAAGCAACAGCTCAGGTTACTTCCTCTGGAATTGTTGAAGGCGTAGGTGGCGGAACAGGGGAAGCGTTAGCTAGGTTAGCTGTTGGTCAAGAAATGGATGCAACAGAAATAGGATTTGAGGCGATAGGTGGAGCTCCAAAGGGGGTGATCACGGGTCCTATAGGTATCCTTAGAGCAACAAAAGACTCTAAACCCTCTTTCAAGATTAATGGGGAGAATGTGCCAAAAGGAACTGCTGAAAGAGTAATAAACACATCTACTCCAGAAGAATTAACAAAAATAAATATAGAAATTAACGATGATAATTTCTTAAACACTAAGCTGAATGATAAAAAAGAAAGACACAATGTTTCAGAACAACTTCCTGACGGCATTCCAGACGCAAATAGAGAGGAAGTAATAGATCTTGAGATAGAAAGAAAAAAACTAGAAAACAAAAAATCAGTATCTGCGAAACAAAGAATAAAAGAATTAGATGCTGAAATAGCCGAAAAATCTAAAAAAACTACGGAAGAAACCGTAGAAGATACTGCGGGCACAACTACAGAGGAAACAAAAGACTCAAGTCTTGTTTACGATATTAGCAGAGAGACAGAAGTAAGAACAGACGAGTCAGGTAAATTTTTAGGAGCCTTTGAAAAAAAATCAGGCAAAGAGCGCCCACGTAGAACTACCAAAAAATCTCAAGATGAATTAATAGAACAAAAGGATTATACTACTGGAAAATCTGCTTTTGACGGAGCTCCTACAGAAATATCTGAAGCAGAGCAATCTGAGTTGGTTGCAGAAAAAAGTGAAAACCCTCAAGAAATAGCTCAAGAGTATGAAAAAAACAAAGAAGAAGGGCAAATGTTTGACCCTGTTGTAGAGGCTTTTGTGGGAAATTACAAGGTTTCAGGAAAAAGCTTTGATGAGATATCTAAATCTAAGGACGAAAGAAAATCGGTTTTAGGATACTTAAAAGGAAGAAAAGGTGTAAAAGGAAGGTCTTTAGATGTAATAGCACAAGAAGTCTCTGACGCTACAGGAATAGAGGTTACAGAGCAAGATTTATACGAGATAATGATAGATGATAGGTATAAGTCAAACACTTTACCAAAGCAATCGGAAAAAACCAAAAACCTAAGAAATAGATTTATAGAGGTAACGGGCTTACTAGGAACAGATGATCAGATAAATAAAGTTGCTAACCAAGACCCTTCTAAATTAAAAGCTCCATTAGAGCCTCAAGAACTTACTCAAGAAAGAACTGAAGATCAACAAGACCTTGAGGCAGAACAAAAAGTAGAGGAACAAACTGCAGCTGCAGAGGAAAAGAAGACTGACTCTGATGACACTGTAAATGAAATTGGCGTTGCTTTATTTGTAAACAATATATTAAAAGCCTTTAAAGACGTTCAGAGCTTTGTCAAGAAAAAACGCTTGAAGCACTTTAGTGCAAAAGGACTGATTCCTGATATTATTTACAGACAGAGGGAAAAAAGAAACTCGCTTGTTAGGCAGTATGTGACTAAAATAAATAGAACCTTTAAAGACGTCAGGAGGATTTTAAAAACAGCTCCTAAAGACAAAAGAGATTCAGTTATGCAAGACTTTGATCTTGTTTTGAAGGGTAAAAAGAAGTCTGTAGACAGCTCTCTTCCTTTGGAAATGGCTGCTGTTGTAGCAAGAATGAGGTCAGAAATAGATGGTCTTTCGAATATGCTAATGGAAAGCGGCTATTACGACTCATCAAATGAAATTTCCAAATCAAGAGAAGAAGGTCTTAATTCAATATTGAAAAACATAGGAAGCTACGTAAATAGAAGCTATAGAATATTTAGCGACCCTAACTGGTCAAGATTAGTCTCGGACGAGGTTAAAGAAAATGCAAGAAAGTTTTTTAGAAGAGAAGCAATTAAAAATAATAAGAGTATTTCTGAGCAAGAAATAGAGCAGAAGATAAACGAAATATTAGATAAAGCTGAGGAAAATAAATTTATTGTAGCAGGAAAAGATGGGAAGATAAGCAAAGATATACTTAGAAGAAGGAAAGACATTCCGCCAGAGATTAGGGCTTTAATGGGTGAGGTAGAAAATCCATTAGAAAATTATCAAAACACAATTTTAAAACAAGCTCAATTACTTTTTAATTATCAATACCAGAGGAAAATAGCAGAAGCTGGAGAAAATACTTTCTTTACAAAAAATAGGACTGACAAGAACACTAAGCAAATAGCTAAAGAAGGAAATGAGTCTTATCCAGAATTGGCTGGTCTTTGGACCACTCCAGAGATAGCTGAGACCTTTAAGAAACCTAATTCTATGCCAGACTGGATGGATACATTTGTTAAGGTTAATGGAACAATTAAGTGGTTAAAAACAGTAGGTAGTGTAGCTACACACGTAAAAAACATAATAGGAAATCATGGATTTGTTATGATGAACGGTCATTTAAATCCAAAAGAATTTTTTAAAGCGGGTCAAAATGTGTGGGCAGAATTTACTGGAATGACAAATGATCAGCAAAAAAAATACTTTGATAATTTAGTAGCATTGGGTATTGTCAAGCAAAGTGCTACTCTAGGGGATATTAGGACGGCTTTTACTGATAAATCTTTTGAGGAAGCATATGAAAAATCTTTAACAGATCAAGCTAGGAGTGTAGCAAAAAACAAAGAGGGATTGGCAAATAATTTAAAATATATTCAATCTTTATTTAAAGCATCAAAAACAGGTAAGGCTAGTAAAAGATTAGTTGATTTTTTAAATGATGCTTATCAAACGGAAGATGATTTTTTTAAAGTAGTTGCGTATGAAATAGAAAAATCAAGATATGCTGATGCGTTGTTTGAAAAAGATAAGTCTCAGCTAACTGAAGATCAGTCTAAAAAAGTAGACAAGGTAGTTGCAGAAATTGTAAAAAATACCTACCCTACTTATGATAGAGTGCCTCCGCTAATAAAAAAACTAGGTAGATTCCCTCTTTTAGGTGCGTTTGTATCTTTTAAGGCGGAATCTATAAGAACAGCGGTTAATACGTACCTATTAGCTATAAGAGAGGGAAAAAGCAAAAACCCTAAGATAGCAACACTAGGAGCTAAAAGACTCATGGCTGCTGGACTTTATACTAGCGTAAAATTAGCTATAGCATCACAATTCGCTATGGCTGTAAGATCTTTTATTACTGGTGGAGATGGAGACGAAAGTCAAGAGTATAATGATTTAAAAAGATTTTTACCTGAGTGGTCTAAAAACTCTATAATTTCAATGTCATCAAAAGAACCTGGTAAATACACATACACAGATTTTACCGCCAACGATCCACACGCCTTTATGTCTGAGCTTGTTGTTGCAGGTAGGGATGAAAAAGATATATTTCCTTCTGTAATAGAAAAATTAACAGCTTTAGGAAAACCATTTTTTGGAAAAGATCTTATATTTGGCTTTGGCACGGAAGCGTCAAAAATAGCTCAAAGTGAAAGATTATCTACAGAAGAAAAAATGGAAAAAATAATGACTGAGTTTTATAAGCTTATGGAGCCTGGAACGATATCATCTGTAAGAAGAATTGGAAATGCTGCAATAAAAGAGGGAGGAGATAGAGCTTTAAAAGAATTAAGAGGTTTTACTGGATTCAAACCTGTAGACGTTGATATAGAAGAACAATATGGCTATAAAACATATGGTTATAAAAAAGAAAAAGATCAGTACAAATCAACCTATAATAGAGTTAGGTATAACGAAGAAAGCACAGAAGAAGATCTATCGGTTGCATACGATCAAATAAATACCAGTTACAAACAAATGATTAAAAACCTGCAAGAAGATACAAGTGCTGCGCTTAGGCTTGGTGCGGATGAATATAATCTTAAAAAACAATTAAAAAATTCTAACTTCAATAAAAGAGATATAATGTATATTTTTACAGATTGGGATGATTACGAGTACATTCCAACTCAAATGAGTAATTAAAAGTATTTACAATATATTTTTTAGAATTTCAACAGTTTCATCACAATCTTTTTGATTGCGAGGCATAAATAGGTTTGTTTGTATGCCCTCGTTCACTAAATGCATTTTAAAGAGCTTCCAGCGTATAGGAAAAGCTTCGTTTGGATTTCCTTTAGTTTCTATTATAAATCTTGGTGGGTCTTGAGTATCTATAAAGTCTGGAGTATACTTAATCCCGAGTAGCTTCTTGTTGCCTCTGTCGTGTAGTATTTTCTTTGACTTAGTCTTCTCATAGGATGCCATAGGAAAGTCACAGCTGTTGATGATAGTGAACGTCTTACCTTCATATTTATTCTTGATCTTTGCTTTCTTCAGAGCCTTGTACATATAGAGCTCTAGCTTAGAAGCAAACTCAATGCCATCTTCTTTAACTTTTGTGGACCTTGTTATCTGTCTTCTTTTAGTATTCCTCCTCTTCCTCATCGTCCATTTTAATTATAGATACAATATCGTCAACCAATAAAATGTGCTCATAAAACTCTCTAGCGTCTTCTTCGCTTTCCCCTATATACTCTTCCCATGTCCTGTTCCCAGTTCCCATGAGATCATTTTTAGTGAACACACTATATCTTTTAAAGTTGTTTATTTTACATAAATAAAGCAAGTCTTTTAAGGAATCCCAAAAACTAGGATATTCCATTAGACACACTACAGCTTGCCTGTCACTAACACCCAGCCTATCAGCTATCCATAAAACTTCAATATCAGGTATTGTTTCAATGTACAAGTCATGGTTTTCTTTAACAAAAACATATAAATAATTATCCTTAATTTCAGATACATCAACTATCTCTTTTAAGGCGGATAATGCCTTTACTGCATCCGACAACTCAAGAGGTTTATTAAAAACTATTTTTTCTGATTTTAACCTCAAGGCTTTTATTTACTTTATGATTTCATTCTTCTTCTTCCCAGAATCTGCCTGTATATCTTCCTTCAGTTGATCTACTGCTTTTTGGTACCCATCCATGCGTTTTAAGGTCTCTAGCGTCCCAATCGAGAGGTCTTTCAGGTTCTGTAGTTGACTTAAGATTGCTTGTTGCATCCCCACTACGTTTTTTACTTGATTTTTTATTTGAATTAACTCGCTTTCCTTCATTTTCTTTATTTGTAATTTTACATTCACACTGACCTACATCAAGCCAGCAATCGCATATTCTACTTTGTCTACTTGAATCCATTTCTTGAGCCATAAAAAAAGTAAACCCACAAGGCTATAGCAACAACAACCGAAATAGATCTAGCTATGTCGTGGGGTGTCATTAAAATAAATGTGTTAGTCTTGCCATCTGCCCGTGCTCTTTTGAATGAATAAATCCTTCAACGGCTTTAGGCGCATGTTGATAGCCGTTTCTGTGGTGCCAGCCGTCTGTTCCAGAAGGTGATCTAAGAGCCTCAACAGTAACGCCAATAAAATCTTTTGACATCTTATGATGTATGTGGTGTATATAAACGTATCTGTTTTTTGCTGAAGACCATTCCTCCCTCGCCTCTTGAGCCATGAGCAGAGGTAAGTCTTGCATCTTTGCTCCGTCTCCGTGCGTTGTTCCAATAAGGTTGTTATGATATTGATAATATTTTCTGTGAGCTATTGAGGTGTCAAAGGTAATGTTTTCACATTTATTATACCAAGAGCTAATTGAATCCGCTAAAAAAAATCCGCTTTGATAATCATGGTTAGATGGATTAAACATGAAATGCACATCAGCGACTTGAATTAATGTATCCAAAACGTCGATATAAAGCTTTTTAGCAATTAAAAAATTATTATACCACATTCCATCTGTGTCTTGTGGAGTTCCGCTCGTGGTGGTTCTCTTAGGAGTGTCTATGTGTAATATATCGTTACCTGCCACAAAAACAATTTTATCTATAGTAAATCCAGATGCTTTTTTCAATATCCCTTCAACCCCAGACTTAACTCGCTGTACTGCTATTTGGCAATTGTAATCCTCTCCTGTCTCAAATGAAGACGCTAATTTCCCAATATGTACATCAGCAGGATCAATAACAAGTAAGCAGCCATCAGTAGTGTTTGCTCTCTCAATGTATTCATAACTAAACGTGTGATTTTTGACAGCATCAATGTGGTCTTCAAGCAACTGTTCAAAAGTAGGACCGCTGTCTTTGTTTGGTTTAAACTGTATTGACCATTTCTTATCTTTTGACCACGCTATACCTACACTACTAATGTCAATACCCCTCTCCTCACAAGCACTAGCTAAAGCTGGTTGCTCTTGGCTTCTTGTGATCTTTTGTAAATGACTTGATACATATCGCCTAGTAGATTCTACTGTTTTTTCTTCAGGGTTTATCTCTAGGTCTTGATGTATATACTTTGCTATCTCAGATGGGCTTCTGTGCCCATCCTTAAAATATTTTTCAGCCAAAGATTTTATTTCTTCGTTTCTATCAATCATCGTCTTTAATTTGATTTTGAAGCTTGTCAAGATTTACTTTTAAAGAACCTATTGAGCTTTTGGTTTCATCCTTATTAGGCTGGTTTATGGAGTCAATTATTTTATCTACGTTGCTATGTAGGGCTAGTCTTAACTTTTCCAAAAACCTAAACCTTTGTGTCATACATCTGGATCCATGTGCTGTAGAAACGAATCACCAACTCTTTTGTTGAATGATTTTATAGCTCTATATATTATTCTTGATTTCTTTTTTGTTTCTCTTTTTTCTGTTAAACTTGAGTCAATGCCCATTCTAGTGTAAAGCAGAGTATCAAGCTCTAAAAGCGCATCCATTTTTTCTTTTTCGCCTTTACTAACGTACCCAGTTACCTTTTCACAAAACGCAGAAACGTCTAAATTACATATGTTAAAACTTTCTTGCTTTATTTTATCATATTCTCTTTGAAATAGTGTTTTTGTTGTCATAACATCAAAGTTAGTTAATTTATATGAAACTCAGGTGTTTAGAGCTTGCTTTTTTAATTATCTCCTCATCAGCCATTTTTTTAAAATAAGCTAAGTATATCTCATAAATAGGCTGCCACAGCTCATCGTTGGTATATGTTTTTGGAGAAACTATGTTTTTAATCATTCCATTCGCCTCAACTCGGACGTTTAATCTGATTTTGTTTTTCTTCAACAGTTCTGGTATTATAGTTACACCATTAGATAAACAAAAAGCCATAGCATTTTGATGTATTTGATTTGGATAAAAAATCATAATTAAAAAGGTAAGTTTTCTTGTTGCAGTCCAAAAGCATCTTCGGGCTGTTGATTTGGCAAGGTTTCGTTTTCTTTATCAAAAACAAATGTTGGAGGGCTTTGGTCCTTCGAGTAATACCTTCCAGAAACCACATCAAACCTAAATCTTTCTAAGCCATTCATTTCGCCTTGAAACTTCATTTTAACTTTCTGAACCACAAAATCAACGTCGTTTTTGTCTATACTGATACTTTGGTCCTCTTCAAAATGCCGATAAACAGTAAATCCATCGTGAGTTTGGTTTCTAAAATCAGCTGAACCCGAACAATCATATAGGGTTGGCATTTCATAATCACCATTGTCTTTCTTTCTCATTTTTGTGGGATGAACTACTAAGAATATTATTACGTTATTCATTTGAGCAAACATCGTTAGCTTAGTCAAGACACGCTTTATTTTTGATAACTCTGAGTCGCTAGATTTATCAAACTCTACCTTGTTAAAGGCGTCGATAACAAACATATCGACTCCATATATAAACATTTGTTCTTTAAACTTTTCTAAAATCCAAGACCAATTTGGCATCTCCCCTTTATCGGGTGCGGTTATATATATTTTTTCATTTGCCCACTCTACGTATCTATCTATTTGGTTTTTTGTGACTCTTGGTCTACCAGGATTGTCTTGGAAAAAGTTTGTTCCGTAGAACTTTTCAATAAAAGTGGTTTGATGGAGTGCCATAGGGCTGTGTTCTGGAGAGAAAAACGAAGCTTTCAAGTTATAATCCTTGATCAGATTCATAACATACCATTCAGTAAAATTTGATTTACCATGAGAAGGTATACCTGTAGACACAACCAAGTGACCCCTCATCACCGTGAAGACTTTCTTGAGATCACCGAAGCATTTATGCTTTGGATAAAGTGTTTCTGGCAATCCGTTGTTGTATAAATCATGTATACCTCCAGCAAGGTCCTCCACAGTAAATGTCCCAGAAGCTGGGTACCTTTTACCGTTTATTATAGATTCTTTGACTAAATCCTCTCCTCCTTTTAGTAAATCTCCATTAGCATCTTTTTCTTTAAATAAAACTCTGACACATCGATACCTTCCAAGCCTTTGTGCAATCTTCTCAGCAACAATCTCTCCTTTATCATCGTTGTCGGTTGCTATATAGAATTTACTTACATCTTGAAGATATTTTTCGCAGTTAATCCAGAAGTCATCATTATCATTTGCGCCATTAGGGATGCTAATTGTATTTTTAAAACCACACTGATGCATAGCGAGTACATCGAACTCACCCTCAACTATAAAAACCTCGTCTTGACCAACAGCAGAGTTAATGTTGTAGAATATTGGCTTCGTTTCTGCTGTTTGAGTGAAGTGCTTTCCCCCCGATCTGTATTTTTTATTTACAAGTGCATCTCCTTCAAAGTAATTAAAAACTATATTATTTAAATTTTTTCTTGCTTGTGGTTGATAATAAATTTCTTCTGTCACATTAAGGTCTTTAAGTGTGCTTTGAAAAATTCCTCTTGATTCGCAGAACTTAACCATATTGTCTGATAGGCTTGTATAATTAACCCAATTTTGCTCAGGAACCTTATAGACTTTGTCTTGAACCAAAGGTCTGTCATCTCTAATAGATATTGCCTCACAGTGATGACATTTGGCAACGCCTTTAGCGACATTCACGCTCAAACACCTGTCTTTTTTATTTCTTCTATCGGGTGAGCATGCGGGGCAAATTGTTTTAATCTGACCAGTTGACTTGCCTTTAAGTTCTATTTGATTCCATTCTATTATTCTCATAATGAGTTTTTGTATTTAAGTTTTGGTTTTCCTGTATTGTGATTTATATTATATTTTTTTAAATACCAGTTTCTGAAATGAGAAACATACATATGCTGAGTCTTTACAGTATCTTGAGTTCTTTTTAAATGCTCATGAAATTCTTTATATAATTCCATAAGGCGTTCTTTTGATATTTTTAAATTTGATGTTATTGCCGTAATATATTGATCGTTTGATATTGCTATTTCAAAATTTTCCTCAAAACCCCTTATTACTATATTATTGTTTTCATTGTTATAGTTGTTATTATTATTAGTTGTGTGCTTTTGTTGTTCTTTTGATGTGCTTTTGTTGTTCTTTTGTTGTCCCTCTTCGTATGAATTTTTTTGGTAATCATCATATTTAACAACAGTTACGAGGGTATATTTGTTGTTCCCCTCTTTTTCAATCTCCTTAGTTTCAATAAGTTTTTCAAGAGATAGTTGGATTTGTTTTCTAGATAAACCAAGCTGGTCGGCAAGACCTTGTTGTGAAGTAATAAATGTCCCTCTTCTAATAAGAGTTCCTTTCCACTCTTTATCTTTCCAATTAGCCTTCAGAAGGCAGTGTATAAATAGTCTCATGGTGTTTGAGTCCGTATACCACTCCCACTCCAAAATCCTTCTATTTAGAGTTATGAAAGAATCAAGCATAAATCCTATCATTAAGCTTTCCTCTCATAGTTATTCTTGAGTGAAGACAATATGCCCTGTATTTAATTTCTGTTTTTACCAAATTCCTAGCGAGTTTTTTTTCGCCTTCTATTTTTATTGATTCATCAATACACTTTTGTTCAAAAAGCTTATCACATTTTGCTATTAAATTAACTACTTGAGGGTCTTTAACATCTAAAAAGTTTTTTATTTTCTTAAACTGGTGTAGCACAGTAGCGTGATCTTTTCCTCTATAATCTGATGTTTTAAAAACAAGACCAATATCTGCTAAAGAATATTTTGTGTTTTTCCTAGCTAGATACATAAAGATTGCTCTTGAGTCTGTTAGGCTTCTGTATCTTTTTTTTGGAATTCTTAATATGTCTACACCTGTTTGATTGGTTACTAAATCAATAAGAATTTCAATTTTTCTTGTCTCTTCTACTTTATATTTAATCATTAAATTTTATTTTAATTTACTTGACAGGAGGACAGACTTGCAATGCCCCCCTTAGTTGCCAAGTGTTATATACTAAACCAAACTAGAAAGGCAAGTCGTCTTGTGTTACAGCTTGTGGTTCAGCTGATTTTGTTTGTTGAGTAGACTGGTTTCCTTCTCCATCAGACTTTTCAATCCTCCAGCCCTCAACAGAATTAAAATATTTAGTTTCTTTTTGCGGACTGACCCACTCTCTACCTTTTAAATTAATGCCAATTTTGACGTCATCACCAACGCTGTATCCATTAATGATATCACATTTGTCTTGAACAAATTCAACCAATATAGGTTGTGGGTAGTTTCCTTCAGTTGTTATTACAACCTCTCTCTTACGAAATCCTTTGTCTCCGTAACTTTTTGTCTCATTAATAACTTTAATTTTACCTGTAATTTCCATTTTTTAATTTAATAATTGATTTAAATCGTCAAGGTAGCCTCGTGCCAACTCAACTCGTTTATAGATTGCATCTATGTCTTCTTGGTTTCTTTCAACCACAAATTCTTTTATTCTTAGCTTAGCATCTATTTTAGCAAACTTAAGACCATCCCATATATCATTTTCTAGATCCTCTGGAATATCAATGACGCCCAACTTAGAGGTTATAACTTTAATTTCGTGATGAATTATTTCATCGGGGGTGTCCACAAGGCAATATACTAGCTTAGACGTATCTTTATTTGTAAGATCCATATAACCTTGAAGTTGCCAATAATAATCTTTATTAGGAATATTTTCGCTAGTAAGCGGAAAAGTGTTGTGGTCCCATGAAGATTTAATGTCTATAAGAACATCAGAAAATATATCAGGCTCTCCTGTTATGTGCTTATTGTCGTATCTTTTAGAATTCTTTGAGTAGCTTGTCTTATGGACGGTGTTGTAAAGATTTATTGATTCTTCCTCCACCAACAGTCCTTTATCTAAATATTTTGACTTTATTTCTCCAGTCTTACCGAAGAGCTCCTCTTTAAATATTTGACCTAAGAACGTCTTTGGTCCAGCCGACAACGTATCCTTGTTGGGGTAAGTCATCAGCTTCCCTAAAGATGAGCACCTAAATAAGTATTTATCAAATGAAATTTTGCTCATATCTTTATTTATTTAATATGTGGTGTAGAGTTCCTTTACTTGAAATGCTAAATTTTTCCATAGTTTTTGAATACGAACCATGTTCCTCATGATATTTTCTCACCTCCTCTTTATCATATTTTCTAATAAAACTTGATGCGTGTTTAGCCCTAGAAACCCTAATGTGTTCTGGTTGATCCATGTAGTTGTCGCTGTAGGTTCCTATGCTTACATTATCCTTTGAGTTGTTATGTTTATCACCATCTAAGTGCCTTACAACAATGCCGTCTTCATATATTTTTTCACCGTATTTTTGATACGCTTGTAGTCTGTGTGAAGACACGTTAAGGTTTTTATTTTCAACACCCCTAATTTTAAAAGTAGGGTATCCGTTTGTTTGCGTAAAACCAACCGTCTCACCCTTCAGCCCAGTTACTTTTCCTTCATCAGTTATTCTGTAGCCCTTTTCGAAAGCTTTCTTTTCGTTTTGATTATATCTCATGGCTATTTTCTTTTAAAGTCCTCAGATTCATCTTCCCCAAAAACTCCTAGTTCATAGAATCCTGTTAGCTTTAATACAGCACGAGACATTGCTCGTTTCTCTGCCATCTCCATAACATACCATGTGTTACAGTTACCACTCTTATAGTCTCCCTTGAGGGCAGAACCAAAGGTCTGTATTGTGGTGTCTTGCTTTTCAGCATTCGCCTTCACAACTGCAAACTCTGGTTTACATTCAATAACATCGAAATGTATATTGATTTTCTCTACACCTTGTATCTTATCGATGCCTGCACGAGTTATAATCGTGTAGTGTTGGTGTTTAAATACCTCATCTGGGGTGAGGTCATACTTCTTGTATAGCTTCGCTATCTTCTCTCTGTTTGTTGCCATAATTTTCTTTGATTTGATTTACGTGTATATTTGTTTTTGATTTAAATAATTCTAGCCTCTGTTGATGTTTCAACAAGACGTGTTCAGGAACCAAGTCCTTCTTAAGACAAAGGCTCTCTGTCTTATCTACCTCATTAGAATAACACAGTGAGTCTGAAAGAGCCCTCAAGGTGTTTTCGTATGCAAAAGCCACAAGCGACTCTTCTATAGGGTAATAAATATCTGATGTTGTAGAATAAATCTCTAGATCACCACCTTTAGACTTTTCAAACTTTAGTCTAGGAAGAAAATATTGTTCTGTTTTATCTATAAAAACGATTTTATCAATTGGATTCATTGTCCTCCACAGAACGTGTAGCATATATTCTCTAGACTCTTTCATTTACCTTGTCTATCTCTTTAATTAAGTTTTGAACCGTCTCTTTGTAGCCCTCGATGATTTCCAGATATTTTTTTATTATGTTTTCGTCATAAGATGTTTGTGCTTGAAGTTTATTACATCTTAGCTTGGTTTTCTCGTAAAGGCTTTTCAAGCCCTTGTGCTGCGTTCTAAGGGCTTTGTATTTCTCTAAAGCCCACTCGCCTTGTGTTTCTTTAAATGTTTTCTGCATGAGTTAAAATAATAATAGATTTAAATACTTTCTTAGTTGATATTTCCTTAATGAAATAGATTTGAGCTTTTTACTAAGCTCCTCAAACTCCTCCTCATTCAATAGGTGGCATCCGTTGTTTAGTTTTACTGCTTTGTTGTGTAGCGATATCATGTGGTCTCTGACCTTTGATATGTGCTTTCTTTTCTTGCTTTTGAAATTTATCATATGGATTTTTCTTTCTGTTTTGCTCGGCTAATTTACCAAAATATTCTTCTTCCATCCAATGAAGGTTCATTTGCTCTTGATGTTCGTACCAGTTTTCTGGCAATAAATCTTTTGTTCTTTCCATTTTAAATCGTTTTGATACCTATTGATGATAGTGAATCTTTGGTTTTTGACCACCAAACATTAAACTTATAAGTCTTGTTTTTGTCTAATACTTTGATGTGGACTTTTCCGTCACTTCCTTTTACAGAAATGACGGATATGCCCGTGTCAAGATTAACAACGTTAATCATTATTTAGGTTTTGTAAAACCATATCAATGATTAATTTGTTAGAAAAGTGCTTCAATTTGTACTCCATACCATCGTATTTTGCAACAATCTCCACTCTTTTTGTTTGATTGCTATTGTTGTTCTCAACCTTAGCAACCTTTCTTTTGAGCGTATTAATAATTGTTGACTCTCTAAGAGGGGCTCCATATTTCTTTTCAAATTCTCTAGAAATCTTTGCCGTATCATTGGTTCCAAGATTCTTAATAAAATGTATCTTGTCTTGTGACAGTCTGGTGTGATAGTACTTAACGTTTCTTTTCATTTTTCGTTTTGTTTTCATTATATTAAAATTTAAATACGCCTACTCTGTAAGGTTTTCGGCTTCCCCTATTTTGTTTGCAAGTTAATAACTTTGTTTATAATTTCCAAATTTATTTTGTAACGCATTGACTCTATGTATTTTAACAAACATTACAATGGCGGATTCAAAATCAACATCCTCGTCTTGCCAATCATGGTCAGCGGGATATACCTTTTGAAATTCTTTAGCAAGTTCATAGGCAATTGTAAAGTCTTGCCATACCGTGCCACCAATTAACTCTTCTTTAATAATAACACATGTTATTAGAGCTAAATCTTCAGCTTGTGATTCTCTTATCATCATCTTTTTTAATTTTACTCATTACTTCAGTTATTACATCTTCAATGAAGTCATCTTCGTGTTCTTTGACTTCATCTCTCCACTGTGGAGGAATATCGAAATACTCCTCAACGTGTTCTCTTACTTTTTCTTCTATCATTTCCATTAAATCTTTGCTGATTTCGTGGGCAGTATCTGATACTGAATTGTCCCATACATCTACGAATGGGTTTGTTTCATAAGGTGGATATCTCATAATTGTTTATTGTTTAATTAATAATTCTGTTTCGTCCTTTCGGACTCATCAGGATAGGCACACACCTATCGACAGAGGGAGGATTGCTCCTCCCATTGGTTATTCACATCTTAATTGCTGATACTCATT